ATAGCGGGTTCCATACTGCGGAGTTAAGCTATATGTCGGTTGATAAGGAATTATTGACATGACTATACTCCTTTAGATGCTAGGGGTCCACCATAATTAATTTCAATTTCTTCAGCAACTTTACCGCCGCTTTGTTTATACTTTACTTTGTTAATATTTACCATTGAAAGAGGGCCATTAACATAACCACCTTTATTAAAAAATCCACCTAATAAACTTTTAAGCATAGGTAAAGCAGTTTCATAAGCAACTTCACTAGCTACTCCACCAGTAGGATCCCCCATAGCAGTACCTACTGCCCCTGCAGTTTCACCACCTGCTTTCTCTAACATTTTTTCACCAGCTTTATCGACAGCTTTGGATATTGCACGCTGCCTAAATTCGCTTAAAATACCAGGCTCTTGTGGTTCTACTGGCGCAGCACGATATAATGGGCCACGCATTTGTTGTTCGGTCACCATTGGTTTAGCAAGCTGAATCATTACTTACCTCCTCCACCAGATGTTGTAGTTGATTGAGGCGCACTACCTAAATAACCAAAGTATCTTTGAGCACTCGTATGTGGTGCGTCAAGTCTTTGTTGTTCGTACTGTTGTAATGCACTTCCTGCTTGACCTAGTGCTTCAATACCACCTGCAGCTTCTGCTTGTCGACGTTGTTGATACTCTAATGCTTTATCCGCTAAAGCACTCTGCATGGCTTTCTGGCTACGCGCAGAGCCAAGTGCACCAGCTGTACTAGCTTGAGCTACTTGAGAACCCATAAGGTTCTTCAGCTGTCGTTGTTGAGCCGCTTGTGTGTTATATAAACCGGTACCTGACATTGCTTGCTCAGCTAATTGAGACTGCATATCAATTGCGCGCTGTTGACGGGGATCCATTCTTGCAACAATAGCATCAGGCCCTGCACCAACTTCACGTTCATATCGACTTGTAACATCCCCAAGTACACGGGTTAAATATGGTTTAAATTCCGGATCAATACCGGTTGTTGTAGTTTGACTACCACCTCCACTACTCATGCCCATTCTCCTGTTGACTATTATTCATATTAATCTCCTGATTAATTTTACCGTGTGCAGAATAATATAACTCTGCTCCGTATTTAATCTTTAATAATTTAGTATACTGTTCGGAATGTTTTTCAGCCCGAATTGAATCAGCTCTCCACCTCATACCACCATGGTATTTAGTATGCTCAATCATTGCATTAAACAATCTAATAACAGTAAACGCATTACCGATATCTTTATTAATAATACAATCTTTTACATCCATTGTATAAAGATTATTATAATAACTTTTAAATGTAGATGCTAATATAAAACCAATTAGCTTGCCATTATCATAATCACCAATAGCTAAATAATGTGGATTACCTTCTTTTTGTTTTGCAACAATATCAAGAAAGAAAGAAATCCATACGGCTTCGTTACGTTCGTATCCACCGTATGTGTTTTCTTTAGTTGATTTATCCATAAGCTGAATAGCTTCGAATACATCGTTGTCCTCAATTAGTCTAATCATTTATCCCTACCTTTCAGTACTTACTCGTTCCTGTAGTTCTGCAAAATCCGCAGAAGTTTTAATCTGGTCAATCAGTTGAAGCAAGCGCTGTTCATTATTATTCACCTGTCGTATTATTTCGAGTAGTGCGTAATTCAACGAGCTATCGTCTGTAAGCGGTGGATTTTGAATTGCCATTACTTAGTTCCCCCTTTGCTAACACCTAATTGTAATCCAGAAATATTCCAGGCCTTTGTGTTTGTACCAGTATACCCTGAACTTGTATCTGCATTAGCATCATCAATACGGTAGTTTAAGAAACGACCAGTAATGTGTACATCTGATTTATAAGCTGAACCGACTTCAAAGCTATTTACCGTAAGTTTATTACGCTTAGCATTTGATTGTGAGTTATCTTCTGCTGTAGTTAAGTAAGCAAACTCACCTGGGTAGTTAGTTCCACGTGCACGAATCTGTAGTGTAGCCCGTTGAGGCTCACCACCTACTGTAAGGATTGATCCACCATCTGCCCATAGCGCAATACTCTTTAGTGTTTCAGTATCAAAGTTAGGTGTAATTGAAACCTGCACTCGCTCAACATAAGATACATAAGGAGTACCATCAAAGTCATAGCCAACGTCAGCAGCCCTTAGTCGATTAAACAAAGTACCTGCTGTATATCCAGATTGTGAAAAGATCGGGTAGTATTTATTACTGTTGATTTGATTAGCAGACCAAGGTCTTTCAATATCAAATGTTGTACTAATACTTGTACCAGTAGTATCTTGGGTTGGAGTAGTAGTAGCTACAGTATTTCCCTCAGCAACCGCAATTAAGTTTGCAGTAGTAGGGGCTACACTTGCTGGAACAATCTCAGTATCAGGTGAGAAAGCCTTGACATAGTTAGCTGTTGAGCTAAACTGGCTAGGACTAATTGTAATTAACGTCGGACTACTTGCACTATCTGGTGTTACAATAATTGCGTTGTTTGTACTAATTTCTGCCAATGCTGCAAGCAAGGCAGTTTGAGTATCTACAACTTCACCATTAGGCTTAGCCTGTTCGGTTGTATTAGTTCTGTCAAGATCTTTTTCAGGATCATAATAGAGATTTAAATATTCAGCATCAGTTGTTGCTGCAGTATCACCGTAAGGATCATCATTAGCCGCTGGTGTAAATGTTGAATCTAGTAATCTACCAGGGCCTTCACCATAGTGCCTATCAAAAATCACTGAATCACCAGTCGGTGTTTGCAGTGTAATAGTAACACGTGTAAGTTTAGCAAAGCTCGCATCAATACCATCAACAACTACAACGTCACTTCCCGTTGAGTTAGTAATCAACGGAGAAACTAAAGTACCTGTTCTGGTATCTCCTGGTACAACCGTATAGGTAAATACACCGGATGGGTTAGAGCGATTAACGCTTGTAAATGTAAGTGCTGCCCCGGTACGAGATACAGTAAAGTAAGTAGTATCGGTCCATGCAGCTTCTAATGCTGTAGCAATTTGAGTAGCTGTTACTTCAGCCACACTCCCCGGTGTATCTGGATCGTATGCTGGGTATGTACCAGTGTTATCAAAGTTTACTGTTACTGCACTACCAACCGGTGGTGTAAGTGTAACACGGTCTGTTGTACTGTGTACCGCAACACCAGCTCTAGTTTGTGCACCAGTAAAGTTACTACTACTAAAGCCAGGTGGTAAAGTACCACTGCTTGTTACTGCTATACTAAAGTTATTTGAAATTACGCCAACTGCAGAAGCAGTCGCTGTAATTAATCCTGTTCCAGTAGTTGTACTCCAATTAGCATTTGCATTAATTAAATTGCTAATTGCTGTAACAACTGTGGCTCGTGTTTGTGTACCTGATAAAGTAACATTACTCGTAGTATTATTAGGAAAGGTTACTGTTATTGTAGGTTGTGGAATATTATTATTAACACCCTCAGTAATTACTGTAACAGTACTAGTTAAATTTCCACCAAACTGCGTTTCAGGATAAGAGGTTCCACTATATAAAGTACTAAATGTAATTGTCAGAGGACTATGATTTCCACCAAGTACTGATGTAAATCTTATATTATTCCCATTAGCAGCAACGCTATAAATAGCACCGCTACTCCCATTGAAAGCAGAACGAGCAGATAGTTTAGTAATAACATTATCTCTAATCGCCGTTGTAGATGTAAGATTTTTTGTAAGAGTAATTGTTTCATTAATTTCACCATGGACACCTACTACAGCTGGTGCTGTAATTGTCATAGATATAGCAGGGCTTAACGCTGTTGTAATACCATATATACCTATTCCAGTTATAATTGAATTAATTACTAAATTACTTGTTGCGCCTCCAGATACTGCAAACGTAGAGGTACTAAATACCCTAGGTCCCGGAACATCTGAAGTTAATGTTAAAGTATTTGTAGTAGCAGTTGCTGTAAAATCTGATAATGCAAAATTATTGTTAATATAATCTCGCACAGCCGCTACGAACTGTGTCATAGTAATTGTAGCACCATCAGCATAGTTTGTGCCAAGCACGGCAATTGCTGGAAAGCTTACATTACCAATACTGCTATCACCATTAATAATAGCACTAGCCCCACCATCAAGATGAGTTGTTTGTGAGCGATCATATACAAAGGTTGTTGCACTTGGAAAAGCTAAAGTACTTTGTGCATTAACAGTATTTGGACCAGTGTCACCAGTTACTAAAAGATCAACAACCTCTAAGACATCTGTTGTAAAGTCACTAAAGGTTGAAACTGCTACAGTCTTAATAGACTTAGTACCAATAGTTGCTTTAGGTGTATCACCGTTTATTGTAACAGTTTGTGTTTCACGTTTACCAGTATTACTATATCCTGCATTTCCTGAATTACCTGATAAAGTAACAGTTGCAGTTGGAATACCACCACCCTTAATAGGACCGTAGTCACCACTGGTTACATTGTTTAATTCACGGATTGTCCATGTATTATCACGGTAGTTCCAGATTAAAGCCTCATCACACTCACCACCAAAAGATGCAAGTGTTGGATAACAAACCCACACTTCGTTTTCTTGATGGTTAAGTATAATAAACAATTGTTTTTCATGAATAGGGTTTAGGTTATCAAAGAAATACTGAGCTACCCTATTATCAGAAAGCGATTGAATATCACCAGGGTTACCAGCAAAAACGTATAAGTCATTACTACCTACAACAAATAGCTTGCCGTCATATTCAGTAATAGATCCGCGTCCAATACAACCATACTCATCCGTAACAGGGCTAAAGGAAACAGGTGCTAAAGTATTACCTGTTAACCTCATAACGTGGATTGAATCCGTACTAAAGATATACATGTTACCTTGTAGTGATTTCATATCCTGAATTGTATTTGTTTCTGACAAAGTAAATTCATCAGCTGTACTTACGCCAGCACTAAATGGGTCCCAGTTATTTGGAACAGCACCAGGCGCAGCAACATCTGATGTTCTTACAACACCGGATAAGCGCCGAACAATTGCATTATTTACTGCATCTCTTTCAGTTAAATCACCAGCAACTAGTATATCACCAAAGGATCTAATAATACCTGCAGTTACATGTACTAAGTTGCGAGAAGTCACTTTAACATCTACGGTAATGCCGTCCGTTAACCCACCCACATATACAACCGTAGTATTAGTTAATGGATCAGTATAGATTTGAAACTTATTTGTAGAGACTGCTGGGAGTGTGCTAGGTAGAGTACCCGGTATAAAGTTTGCTGCATTAGGTGTACCTGTACCCGCTGGAGTACCGGCTTCTGCCGTACTTGTACCCGTACCAACAGTTACACTAACTGTATTTAATGCAAAATCAATCTTTTGACCAACATCAAATAGCTCTGAATCACCCGTTCTCCAGGTATCTGTAATAACCTGCTGCTGGACATTATAACTATCCCAACCTGGTAAATCGGCTAATACAATATTATTAATATCCTCATTACCAGAAGGGTCTAGAATATAATGAGGATGGTCTAAACCGTTATTAAGAATAAAAGCAAAGCCACCAGCAAATGCAGTGTGCTGCCAACCTGATGTAGTAAATGACATACCATCAGGAAAGTGAGTAGGCGTGATATCTTTCTTAGTTCCAAGATGGTCTTGGATATAAACCTTTTGACCAATGATAATGTTGTTGCGGATATAGTCTACTACAAAAATATAGTAACAACCATTAGGTGCAAGGTTTGGATTATCCCATACTGCAAAGTATCGGACTTCTCCAAACTCTTCACCGGGTGCTGTAAGATCACTAGTAATATTATTAAGTAGAATTTCACCAGTAATTTTTCTAATAGCACCATCCTTAAACCTAATATTTTTTACATTCGTAAATACATTAGGTGCTAAGGCAACTGGAGGAGTGTCAATAACCACCCCTTGCGATGCTATATCAACAACAGAAATAGTTTCTTCTGCCATATTACTCCTCCATTATTATATAATTATTACGAGCACTCTTTTTGGCCAGTGAGCGGGTCGATAAAGCAAGCCTCGATCTTTTCCGCTTCTTCAACCACTTCCTGAGTCTCGCTAAATATTTTCGTTTCTTTTTCCACGGTTTCTTCAATGGCGTTAAGGATTCCAAATCTTTTTCCAGACAACCGGAACAACGTAGTGCATCCCTTCGCCCCGCCCTTCCAGGCATCAACATACACTTTCTTGAAGTCTTCATAAGAGACATCATCTCCCACATTACAAGTTTTTGAACATGCAGAATCAACGTAATGCTGAGCTAATAATAAAACAGCCAGATGATCCTGTACAGAAATGTCGTTTGCTGTTTTACCTTCTATTCCGTGGGCATATGCATAATCCTCCACGCGCTCTACTTTAGGGCCATCAAATGTTTGAATGGTTCGTTCATAATAATGTGAAAAGACAGGTTCAATTCCGCCTGAAATATTATCAGCTACAAGAGATATTGTACCAGTTGGGGCAATAGAAGTAAGGTGACTATTTCTAATACCATGTTCCCGTATCTCCTTTTTAACAGAGGCGGGTAGACTACGAATAAAGTTAGATTGTAGGTAGGCTTCACGATAAAGTGGGAACGCACCTTTCTCTGCTGCTAGTCGTGCTGATGCTCTATAGCAATTGTCACGCAAGCATGCGAATACTTTTTCTGCCCACACAAGAAATTCTGGTGAGGCATAAGGCATTCCGAGCATTTCTCCGGCATTAGCCAAACCAGTGACGCCAAGTCCCATACGGCGTTTGTTCTTTGCTTCGTCTGATTGTTGTTTAAGTGGATAGATTGTTCTGTCAATAACATTGTCCATACCCTGCACTACATGCGGAATGTCTTTTTTAAATTGCGTAAAATTAAATTCGTTATTTTCAACATACTTAGTTAAGTTAAATGATCCAAGTAAACATGCACCATAAGCAGGCAGCGGTTGCTCACCACATGGATTGGTAGCAGCGATCTCTTCACAATAAAAGAGATTGTTCATTTCAGTTATTCGATCAATAAACAATACACCAGGCTCAGCCCAGTCCCAAGTGCTAAGCATGATTTCATCCCAAAGCTTGGTAGCTGATACAGTTTTAGCTGGGAGCCCATCAAAGCACAGCTCAAAAGAATCATCCTCATCATTTTGAAGAGCCTCCATAAATTTATCAGTAATACCTACACTAACATTAAAACCAGTAAGCTTATCAGAATTACGTTTAGCAGCAATGAACTCCTCAATGTCCGGATGGTCAACCCTAAGAACACCCATCTGTGCACCTCGGCGATGTCCCGAACTCGCGATGGTTTGGCACACAGCATCAAATATACCCATAAAACTAACCGGGCCCGACGATTGGCTATCAAGTGATTTAATCCTGTCACCGCGTGGGCGGATCTTAGAGAAGTCATAACCGATACCACCGCCTCTACGCATTGTTTCAGCTGCTTCACTAGCTTTCTCCATAATGCTATGCATACTATCTTCAATTGTACCAGATACAAAACAGTTATATGCAGTTGTAATTCTAGTAGATCCCATAGCAGATTGTACTCTGCCTGCTGGTAGGAACCTCATATTACCTAAAATATCTTCTAGGTTATATTGATGCTCTGGATCATCACTAAGTGCTTTTGCTATTCTTTTAATTTTCTCATCAAAACTTTCATTCTCTTGCCTGTATTTCATCTTATCAATCTCTTGCGAGAGTGACATAAACGGTCCAGAGTATTCAATATTTTTCATTTTTTATTTCCCCTATAAGATAGATGTGCCTTCCTCTTATAGGGGACATTTAATTCGGTTTTACACATTTTGCATTCTTTTTACAAGCCTCTCAGCCCGTTGTGTAACTTGTTTATACCAACGACTATCAACCATCTCAATGGCTGCTGTGCGCCAATCTCGGGCCGCTATAGCTGCTTTAAAATTCTTAAAGCCGGATAGCCGGGGTAAACCCATATTAAACATCATATTAGCAATAATTAATTGTACTTCTTCTGGTAAGGTATTAAAATCTGCGAATAGACTTACGCAGTCTTTAAGAACAATTTCAATATCGTTAGCAAAGCAATCATTAACTCGGTCTTCAGAAACAAGGGTACCAACTGGTTGACCATATTCTGGATCACTCTTTAATATTAAATGTCCAATCCCAAAGGTAGGGAGTTTAAGATGGTCTAAGTAGATTTCATACTTAACCCCTTCATCTATCTTTAATTCCTCACGCAATTTTTCTAAATTCATTTTGTAACGTTTTTCACCTTTTCAAATGTACGTAATCCACCAAGCCCAAGCATTCCCATAAGAACTGTAAGCAATGAGGTCATATCAAATTGAGGTAACTCAGGCAGCGTCATACCAGCATATGCACTACCAAATATAATAAACGGTGCAAGTACAAAATGCCAAGCAAGTGCAATCCCGCAAGTCCAACCAACAAATGGTCGCCAGCCTGCAACAAATATACTACGATGTTGGGGTTCAGCTTTATTTATTTCAAGCTGTCCCTTTGCAAGCT